AATTTAAAGTTGGATATATATAAAAATTGATGTAATTTATATATTTTTATATATATATAAATTATGAATAAACACGATGAAACAAAAAAAAATAAAAAAAAAAAACCGCGATGTCATCTAGATGGTTGTAAGAAAAAATTAAAAATTAGTGATATGAAATGTGCGTGTGGTCATATATTTTGTTTAAAACATAGATTAAAAGTTAAACATAATTGTAGAGAAGGGTTGGCAAATAAAGATAACTTTATGAATAAATGTGGTTTAGGTGGTGGTATTTGTAAAAAAATAGATGTTTTATAATATTCTATCCATACAAATATTATAATATTCTTTATTAATTTCATACCCTATACATTTTCTATTAGTATTTTTACAAGCTAGTGCCGTTGTCCCACTTCCTAAAAAGGGATCCACCACTAATGAATTTTTCTTACTAAACAATTTTACCAAATGTTCCATTAACGCAATTGGTTTTACTGTTATATGAGTATTATTTTTCCCCTTTTCCTTTTTATTGGGTTTTGATACTAAGAAATTCTTATCATATATTTCATTAAATTTTTCCGTTGTAATTATATTAGCCGGCACTCTATCACTACCTATTCCCACTTTTTGCGAAAAATCCAATAATCCCGTCTTATATTTTATCTCGTTTTTTATAAATGTTAATTTTCCTATTGGTTTCATAGCTACACAAATAGGTTCAAAACACGATTTAATTTGTGGAGTTTTAAAATCTTTATATTCTTCTATTAATTTTAATTTTTCCTCTTCACTTATTTTCATTTTTCTTATAATATGCGATATTGACATTCCTTTTGGCATACTTTTAGTATATGTCCAATTAATCATGTCTCTTATTTCAAACCCCGCTAAATCACAAGCCATTGCTATAGCGTGGTAGAGCCTAGGCGATGAAAATGATAAAAAGTATGCTCCCGGCTTCATCTTTTTAAATAATAATTCTGATAATTTAAAATAAAAATCGTGCAAATTTTTTACTTGTTTCTTATCAAATTTCATACCCTTAGGCAAATGTTTAATATGACTATTTTTTTTATCACTATTTACCTTTTTAGACGACCATTTATTATCTAATTTATCAATAAAATATGGTGGGTCTGTTATTACACAATCTATACTATTATCTTTTAATTTTTTCAACTCATTCATACAATCAGTATTTAATATTCTTATATCTTGTTCAGGTTCAGATTCTACAGTTAAACTCGTCATATTACCTATTCTATATTATATTATTTATTAATCAATTTATCTTATATGTGTTATATTTTTCTCAATTTCTAATTCTTCAGTGGGAGAGATTTCCAATTTATGAGTTAATGTCCCCAACTCCAATTTTAAAGGTTTTTTCCTTTTATGTCTTTTTATAGGATCCTCTACTTTTAAACATTCTAATATTGATTTTCTAGTATAATAAATTAATGCTATTAATTGAATAGTAAAAATTATAGAAAATATTATCATAATAGCAATTAATAATTCATAATTCTCCGGACTCACTGGAAAAATAAGTCTATTATCTGTTTTATTTAATTCATTATAAAAATATTTATTATCATCCATATTAATCATATCAGTATCAGAATTCATTATATATTTAAAAATATCTAGTCTTTAAATATATTATTTATATTTTACCACCTATTTTTCTTTACATTAATATGAGGACCTTTCCTACCTTGTGTGGGGTCATATGGTTCATCTCCATCATCATCAGAATTGAGGTCTTTTGATAATTCCCAAAATTCTTTAGAACCTAATTTAAAATTATTATGAGAACTAGCTTTATACCAAAAGATTTGATCTTCTAATTTATTAGACTTAGAATTATTTGAAATTACTAAACACTCATAATTTTCTGTACATTGATCCATCACTTGACAAAACGATTCAAATGTTGTAAACATTCCCGCATAATTTTCATAAATGCGTTTTCTATTATTAATATAAGGCTCACGTAAAATAAAAGTATAATCAATATTTGTTCTTAAATTTGGAGGAACACCGAGTGGATACTGCATAGTAATTATAAGCATAATTTTCCAATGTCTCCCATTCATAAATAATAATCTCATTAATTTATCTCTTGACCAACTATTATCATATAAACAATCATCTAATATAACAAAAGCTCTTGCATCAATATTTGATCTACCATATGCTTCCCTTTCTTTTTTTATTTGTTTAACAACAATTTTTTGCCTCTTTAAAATATTTTCAATTATTGCGGTATTATATTCATCATGAATAAATAATTTTGGAACTATAGTTCCATAAAAACCATTTCCTGCTTCAGTACCCGAAATCACAGTTCCTATAGGAACATCTTGATGGTAATATAATAAATCTTTAACTAAAAAAGACTTACCAGTATCTCTTCTACCTATTAAAACTATAACTGGACCATTTGTATCATTGGGTGTGAATGAAATATTTCTCATATCAAATTTTTTTAGTTCTAAATTCATAATATGTAATAATACATGAAAAAAAATTTGATTTTTAAACTATAAAGATAATTAGTTAAATATATTAAAAAATATTATCAAATATGAGTATTAGGATGTTTAAGATAAATTATTTAAAAAATAAAAATAATAAACTTTTTAAAGATTTAGGAGATGAGGATTTTGGTAATTTTAAATCAGTGCAGAATTATTGCCCGACGTATGAAAATTTTTTTCAATTAAGCGAACAAAATTGGAATAATGTTAATTTGAATCATAAATATTCTATATGTGGAATGAGAAAGCAAATATCTATGAATAAATATGAAGTAGAGGTTAAAACGGAAGATGATACAATTCTTGAAAAGGAATCCTTTTTTAAATATTCCCCCTTGATGGATCCTGTTAAATATATAACTGGTAAGTATAAAAAGGGAGAAGAGGCCTTGATAACTTCTCTCCCAGGTTTAGAATCAGAAGAGAAAAACTGTTTAGATAAAATGAAAGATAGAAACAATTCCGCATATATTGATGGGTTCTTTTCTTTTTTATCTAGTAGGTTGTTACACGATCATAAATTTATTCATGGATTAGATTATTATGGTAGTTTTTTAGGTGTAAAGAAAGATTATAAGCATAATGTTGTTGATGAATTGGATTATTTATATGAATCTAAATATTTTTTTGAAAATAATGGAAAACAATTTAATGTTGAAGATATAAATGAATCGGACTATATGTCAAATGAATCCAGAACAAATAAAAAGAAATTAAATTTAACGGATAAAAAGATAGAACCGAAAGATATAATAAGCGAAATAAAAATAGATTCAATAAATGAAGAAATTTATGATGGTTTATTTCAATTAACAGAGGAAAATATAGAATTACATAATATAGAAAAGGGAATGGAACTTATATCAATAAATAAAACATCAAATAAAACGAAAAGTACTCATTCTACATGTTCATCTAGATCATCAATAACAGAAAGAAATGAAGCCGAAATAGAAAGTTGTTCAAATTCAGAAAAATCTGATTATTCTTCTTCAGAAGAAGATGACGAACCAGTATATGCCGAAATAAGAGAATTTCCTGTAAATATGATATGTCTAGAAAAAATGGATCAAACATTAGATTCATTAATAGAATTAGATGAAGATGATGAAGATGATGATTTAACAGATAAAGAATGGAAATCTTGTTTTTTTCAAATTATAATGATGTTAATTTCTTATCAAAAATCATTTAAATTTACACATAATGATTTGCATACAAATAATATAATGTTTAATAAAACGGATAAGAAAATGATATATTATAAATATAATAATACTTATTTTAAAGTTCCAACATATGGAAAAATATATAAAATAATAGATTTTGGTAGGGCGATTTATTCATTAAATGGAATTAGATATTGTAGCGATAGTTTTCATTCTAAGGGCGATGCTTCAACACAATATAATTGTACTCCTTACTATAATGAAAATAAACCTACTTTAGAACCAAATATGAGTTTTGATTTATGTAGATTTGCTTGTAGTTTATTTGATTACTTTTTTGAAGAAATTGATGATGTAAAAAATGAACACAATGAAATCGCATTATTAGTAAATGAATGGTGTTTAGATGATAAGAAAAGAAATATATTATATAAAACGAATGGAGATGAACGGTACCCAGAATTTAAATTATATAAAATGATTGCCCGAAAAGTTCATAATCATACCCCTGAAAAACAAGTAGATAAATTATTATTTCATTGTTATAAAACTAGTAAAAAGAAAATGCCCAAAAAAGCAAAAATAGTAAATATAGATGAATTACCCGAATATTATTAAAATTGATATATAAAAAGATGATTTTTATATCAATAAATGACAAGTATTTTAGAAGTAAGGAGCGAATTATATGAGAAAATTAAAAATTATAAACCACCAGAATGGGAAAATTGTACATGTAATAGACTACATTGCGAAAGTTGCGAATATATAATGAACGACAAGAAAAAAGAAACGAAACTACCTTATTGGACTGAATTAAATGATTATATGAAAAAATTATTAGGTATAAATACCGATTGGTATAGTAATCCATTAAAATGGGATAGACCTTTTGAAAAATCTCTGGATTGTGACAAAGATAAAGAAAGAATGAATAATTGCCTAAGTGAAAATCATTATCATATTGTATTTATTGATTATGGGATAAGAATTATAATGAATAAAAATATTATATCAAAAATAAGTATTTTAAATACTATATTATTAGAAAAAAATGGATGTGATAAACCAATATTATTGGAATATTTGGATATGGCACACGGTGAAGTATTTAAAGGTCCATATCTATACATTACAAAATTACCAATGAGTGCTTTGTTATTTAATAAACCAGGTGAAGATTATAATATAGAATTACATCGTGGGAGTATAGAGGGTAATCTAAAAGAAAAGGGATATTATAAATATGAAAATATAGAAGAAGCATTAATAAATAGTCAATGGTATACATAGAATATTTTAAATGTATTTAAAGTATTGATAACAATTTGTAATTAATAATGTACTTATGGATAATAATAGTTGGAGGAGCTTTTTCATTTTTTGCTGCTATGGGGATAGGAGCAAATGATGTAGCAAATGCTTTTGCAACCTCTGTTGGATCAAAATCCTTAACAATGAAACAAGCGGTAATTTTGGCATCCATTTTTGAAACATCCGGCGCCATATTAATGGGATCACATGTAACAAATACTATACGAAAAGGAATAGCCGATTATAAGTGTTTTGAAGACCAACCAGGATTATTAATGTATGGATGTATGTGGGTAGTTTTATCAGTAGGATTATGGCTATTTTTAGCTAGTTATTTGGAAATGCCAGTATCAACAACACATTCTTGTGTGGGCGGTATGGTGGGTATGGCAATATCATTAGGTGGGACAAAATGTGTAATTTGGTATAAACCATTAACAACCTTCCCATATATAGGCGGAGTTGGTGGAATTGTTTTATCGTGGCTTATATCTCCATTATTTTCAGCTTTAATTGGAACCATAATATTTTCATTATTAAGAAAATTTGTATTGCGATATGATTTTGAAAGTAATAGAATTAATTGGACTTACCCAATATTAATTGGTTCAACAATGTTTATTAATACATTTTTTATTATTTATAAAGGAGCAAAGGGATTAGGATTAGATGACACCCCATTATCTACGGCATTAATTGTTGCCTCTTCCATTGCTGCGATTTCTGCTGTTCTTTCTATACCATTAATTAGAAGATTAAAAAAATATATAAGATGGAGAATAGAAAATAGTTGCGATATAGAATTAGCTAATATTAGTAATAGGAGTATTGAATTAAATATTAGAAATGAAGAAGAATTAAATCGTGTAGAAAAAATACACACTAATGCAGAAAAATTTGATGAAAATACAGAATATTCGTTTCGTTATTTACAAATATTTACAGCAATATGCGATTCATTTAGTCATGGTGCAAATGATGTAGCTAATGCAATAGGACCATTTGCGGTGATGTATGCGATTTATACATCTGATGGAGATTTGTCAAAAGATGTGGATATGAAAACAGATGCTTATTGGATATTGGGACTAGGTGGAGTGGGAATTTCGGTAGGTTTATTAACATATGGTAGTAGAATAACATATGCGATAGGAGAAAAATTAGTTAAAATAACACCATCTAGGGGGGTAGCTGTTGAATTATCATCAGCACTAGTAATAATTTTGGGAAGCCGTTTAAAAATGCCATTATCAACCACTCATTGTCAAATAGGCGCTACAATAGGAATAGGTGCCTTAGAAAATCCAGGAACTTGTGATGGAATAAATTGTAAAATATTTTTAAAAACTGTTATTGGTTGGATATTAACTTGTATAGTTGTAGGATTATCTACGGCATTATTAGTAGCACAAGGTGTATATTCGCCCAGTAAAATTAATTATTGTCCAGTTAATAGAACAATATAAATATTATTGAATTTTATATTATATTAATAATAATATAAAATGCTCCGTCATTTGTTAAAAAAATTAAAATTTATGAGAACATTTTCTACAGCACCACTAACATCTAAATATAATTTAGATAAAATA